CATTTCTGGCCTTTACACGCAAAGCGGCAAACGAAGCAAAAGAACGGGCGGCGGCACGGTTTAACCTTGATCCGCAAAAAGACCTGTTCTATTTTAGAACGTTGCATTCGCTCGCGTTATCCTTAACCGACATCCGAACCGAACAGGTTCTGCAAAATGAGCATTATAAAGAACTTGGAGACGCTATAGGCGTAAGCTTTGGTGTAAACACACGCGGCGGTATGGAGGATATGCCCGAAATGAACCGATCTAGCGATCCTGTACTATCTCTCATAAGCCTCGCTACCTTACGAAAAGTACCCCTCCGTCAGCAATATAACGAAAGCCGCATCGACACCGATTGGAATACCGTTGCTTACATTGCAGAAGCTCTTAAGAATTACAAAGATGAGTTCAACATGTATGACTTCACCGACATGCTAAAGCTCTTTGCGGAGACAGGTGACACCTGTTGCCCCCACTTTGCTGTTACCTTCTTAGACGAAGCGCAAGATCTATCCCCCCTCCAATGGGATATTGCACACATGCTCGATAAAAAATCTGAGCGAATGTATTGTGCAGGCGACGATGACCAAGCAATTTATAGATGGGCAGGCGCAAACGTAGATCATTTTATTAATCTAAATGGTTCGTCCGAAACCCTATCGCAATCCTACCGTGTCCCCACAAACGTCTGGGGCGTAGCTCAAGGCATTGCCAAGCGTATCCACCGGCGCTTTCCAAAAGACTACAAGCCTCGCGAAGAGAGCGGAACGGTCAAACGAATATCGACTGTATCAGAACTGGACATGGCCCACGGCACATGGCTCATTCTCGCACAAGCAGGTTATCAATTACAAGAAGTGGCAAACGAGTTAAAATCATCGGGAAGATTATTTAACTTTAGAGGTCACCGTAGTGTTTCCGAGCGCGTGAGTATCGCGGTCAATGGGTGGGAGCAAGTGAGATCGGGAAAATCCGTGCTTGGAAACGCTGTTAAAGCAATCTATTCGTTTATGTCTACAAAAGATCGTATCGCCAGAGGATTTAAAAGACTGTCAGGTCTTGATGAAGACAACTTCTACACTTTTAAAGATCTTGTTGAGGATCACGGGCTTCTGGCAACAAAAGAAATGCTTTGGCACGAAGCGATGGATAAAATGCCAGAAAGAGATAGAGCCTATATCGTGGCTATGCTTCGACGCGGAGAAAAGTTTAACGGCGTTCCCCGCATCAACGTATCTACGATACATGGATCTAAAGGCGGGGAGGCAGATAATGTGGTGCTGTTTACCGATCTAAGCCCCGCCGCCGACGAATCTATGAGAATTGATGCCGACGATGTCCACCGAACCTTCTACGTTGGCGTAACCCGCACGAAAGAAAACCTATTTATTGTTGAACCCGAAGATATCTCAAGGAGCTACCATCTATGAAACGAGAAGAAATACTGCAAAAAGCAGAGAGCTTAGTTAACGGGCCACGGGCCAAGGACTACGGCGATGCTTACGAGAACCATGAAAGAATAGCAAAGATATGGTCTGTTATCTTAGATAAAGAAATAACGGTATCTCAGGTGTATCAATGCATGGTTGCAGTAAAACAAGCAAGGCTTATAATATCACCAGATCATGAAGACAGTTGGGTGGACATTGCGGGCTACGCGGCATTAGGCGGAGAAGACTAAATGGCACTACAAATGGCTATGTTCCTACCAAAAAGCGAGTGGGTTCCACCCGCAGAACTCCCCGATATCTTTAATGCTAAGAAAATAGCCATCGATGTAGAAACAAAAGATCCAAACCTTAAAACCAATGGTCCGGGATGGGCAACAGGAGACGGGGAAGTGATTGGTTATGCTATTGCTACCGAAGACTGGTCTGGTTATCTACCTATCAGGCATGTTGGTGGCGGAAACTTAGACGAGCGGATCGTCAATAAGTGGCTTAAAAAAGTGTTTGAATGCCCCGCCGATAAAATTATGCACAACGCACAGTACGATGCAGGCTGGATTAAACGTATGGGCTTTACGATCAACGGGCGTATTGTCGATACGATGGTGGTTGCATCTCTCTTAGACGAAAACAGATTTAGTTACAGTCTAAACGCACTGGCCTACGACCTACTGAACAAAACTAAATCAGAAAAAGGCTTAAAAGAAGCCGCAATATCGTTTGGAGTTGACCCAAAATCAGAGATGTACAAGCTCCCAAGCCAATTTGTGGGCCCCTATGCCCAAGCAGATGCCGAACTGACTTTGGAACTCTGGACTTATTTTTCGATGCAGATTGGAATACAGGATTTGTGGTCGGTTGTTAACTTAGAGTTGGACTTATTACCCTGTTTAGTCGATATGACATGGCGCGGAGTGCGAGTAGATCAAGACAAAGTAGAAATTACGCGAGATAGTCTGTTAAAAAGAGAACAACAATTGCATTTGGACATTAAAAAAATGGTCGGAAGTGAGGTTGAGATCTGGGCGGCCCAGTCGTTGCAAAAAGCTTTCGACAAACTAGACATATCATATCCTCGAACAGAGAAGGGAGCGCCTAGTTTTACAAAGAGCTTCCTTACTGAAAACAAACACCCGCTCGCGCAAGCTATTGTACAAGCCCGAAGTCTCAACAAGACCTCCGGTACGTTCATTAATACCATTATGAAGCACTGTAGATCAGATGGTCGCATACATTCGCATATAAATCAAATTAGAAGTGACGACGGGGGAACTGTTTCGGGCCGTATTTCTATGAACCATCCGAACCTTCAAAATGTTCCGGCGCGTGACCCTGAGATGGGCCCATTAATCCGTAGTTTGTTTCTGCCTGAAGAAGGGCAGAAGTGGACTTCAATAGATTTCTCGCAACAAGAACCACGGATCTTGGTTCACTACGCTTATGTCTATGGAAAAACCCGTGCGATACCTCTGGAAGGCGTACAAGAGTTTGTAGATAATTACCGGAACGATCCCAGTACAGATTTTCACACGTTAGTGGCTGAAATGGCAAATATTCCTCGAAAGCAAGCCAAAACGATTAATTTAGGTATCATGTATGGTATGGGGGTCAATAAACTGAGCGATCAAATGGACATCGATCTGGAAGAGGCCCGTGCGTTAATAAAGAAATACCATGCCCGCGTACCTTTTGTAAAAGGATTGCAGAATGGCGTAATAAACCGATTAAATGATAAGGCCTCGTCGGGTGCAATACGGTCTTTAATGGGTCGAAAGTGTAGGTTTGACACTTGGGAGCCAACTTCTTTTGCAATGCACAAAGCTTTACCGTATCGCGAAGCGGTAAAAGAACACGGCGATACTACAGCACTCAAACGTGCCTATACATACAAAGCTTTAAACAGGCTAATCCAAGCTTCGGCGGCGGACATGACCAAAAAAGCAATGGTGGATATATACAAATCGGGCCGAACACCCCTAATCCAGATTCACGACGAGATGGCAATGTCCGTAAAGGATGAGAATGAAGCGCGAGAAGTACGCGATATTATGGTAAACGCACTGCCATTGGAGATACCAAACAAATGCGACATTGATTTTGGCCTTAGTTGGGGCGAAGCAAAAGAACTAAAGGAGGATACATGAAAAACAAGATATGGGCCGAGTTTTTAAGAAAAGAAATCGAGGTTTTGTGTGAACGGATTAAGCCTAGCGGCACAGGTCACCTATATACCGCCATAAGAGTCTTAGAAGATCGTGTTAAAGAACTGGAAAAAGAATAAAAGCTTGTACATTTCTATATAATCTTATATAGTCTTACAAGTTAACAGATGGAGTGCCCCATGGACACAACAAAATGGAAAAGTATACTTGTTCCAGTGGACATTTATAAGGAAATAAAGGATTTAAGCCAATCAGAAGGCCGAACTATTTCCGGTCAACTTAGAATTATCCACGAAACGTTTAAAAAAGTAAATCCACCCGTTCGAAACGTCTATGTCGAAGATTGATTTCGACCCAGACGACGTTATTTGTAAAGCACTTTCCGACGATCAATGCCCACGGTGCTTTGACAAACTAAAAAGAATTGAAACAAAAGATAGCTATCAACAGAAAAGAATTTGTTTGATGTGTAATTTAGAAATTTTAGATACTTTATCGGTTTTACCGTAAAAGCGCTTGCAATCCCATATTATCTGATATACTATTGTTGTGAGCGGTCTGACGCCGCTTAACTTTTTTGTCAAAGTTATACTGAACATATTACAACTCCTAAATTGGAAGCCCTCATCTTATGAAAATAAGGTGGGGGTTTTTTACTATTGACACAGTTGAAAAAGCCACATACTGTTATAGTATGCAAAAATCAAAAGAATATTGTTGGATCTGTGATAATCGGGGTTTTACTTACGAGCTATCACCATATTACGAAGACGATGTTTATAAAGAGGTTTGTGTTTGTCAGTTGAAAAAGGAGTTACCGGAAGATGAGTGACCAAATAGTACATTGTTTGCTTTGTGATCTAACCTATCCAGAGCAAAAGCCGATGGTTAAGGTTTGTCCGCATTGCAAAAATGATGATGTAATGCAAACTGTGTATTTACAGAAGAGGAAGAGTAATGACTAACATATGTCAAGCGATTGAAGAAGAGTTGATATGTATAAAACTGGCTGAAGATAATGGTCAAGATATGCTTTTGGGTTATGGATCAAATTATGGATCAGGTATGAATTTGGCTAAATGGCGCGATATTCTTTTACACCCTGAGACAATGAGAATAGAGGTGTCTAGAGACTTTTCTAAAACGTGTGTAGGACTTTTAAGAAACGCTGTAGATGAGGGAACAATAGATCAAACTTATAAAGTTAAACACCCAGTAGTAATGTATATTAATGACATACGTAATGACGACGCAAAACATTTATCAAATGGTGTATTTATTCTTAATTATTCTGGTGGGCATACAGCGTGGGTTAAGGATATAACCCGTATTTCTAAGGTCGCAAATAGAGAAGTTGGTGTTTCAATACCTTTGTCAGAAAAAGATACTTATAATCCCGAAACAATAAAAATAATGGGTGCGAATATAACTGAAATACGAAAAGAGCTAAATGTCGCCAACACAAAACTTGCCGCTGTTCTATATGTTATGAGCCAACCTAATTTTGTATCTCAAACAACTGTAGGTTCTAATAGTGTCCGTAAAAAATTAGAAAAGAAAAAGGGCATACCAAAAGAAAGGTGGAGCCGCATACAATGGAACGTAGGTAAACACGTTCAAAGAGAAGTCCGTGAAACGATGGGTGAGGAGCATTGTACCGCATTGCACAGAGTGCGCGGGTTTTATCGAAAAGCAAAGTCACATTACAACAATGTCAAAAAGATTGACGGTAAATGGTTCCAATGGATTGAACCTTTTTGGCGTGGGCATCCTGCGTTTGGGATCGTTAAAAGTTCTTATGCACCAAACTTTACAGAGGAGGAGGGATTATGAGTAATTATACATTAGATGAGGTTCTTAAAGATTGTCAAAAACTTAAAAATTTAAGATTACATTTGGGTGGATTAACCAATTTTGAAATTGAAATTATTGGATTGGCGTACATTAGAGGTGAACAGCGTCAATTGGAAAAAAATATAACCGATTTAGAAAGGGAAACAACGTAATGGACTATGAATTAAGACTGTCTAAAAATGTAAGTTCGTCCAAATCTAATATATCCCTCGATATAAATTTAATATCGTGGGACAAACGTGGCGGTGGAATGACCATGGCCCGCGGATTTGGTGTCGATAAGCACGAGGCGAAAGCCATTGTCAAAAAACAACAACGTCTTTATGGTGCATATGTAAGCTACGCTACGCCGGACGTCGAAAAATTCTATCAAGGAGGTGACTAATGCCAAAACATTCAAAAAAAACCATCAATAAGGTTCGTAAATTAAATCTCGACCCAACGCTTACATCTAAAGAAATAGCGAGA